AAATAAAATAAAACAAACAAAACAAACAAAACAAACAAAACAAAATAAAACAAATAAAGAATAAATAGCAAATAAAAATTTTTCTATTTATTATATTAAGATGAATGATGATTTATTAAAGATATCTTTGAATCAAGGCAGAAAATTTAACACATATCAAACAAAGATAAAAAAATCGGGTATAAAAGTACCTACTAGTAATCGAGTAAAGCGCGAAGGGTTTGTTTCTGGGACACAAGAGGTGATGCTACAACCCGATTCACAAGGCTATGTGCCCGCTTTACAAAATAAACAAATGAATACAAAAGCCGCTAACAATCTCAATCAAAACGAATTAAATGATTTGATACAATTACAAAGTCAATATGAGGATTTACTTCAACAATACAATTCCATTCAAAAATCCGTCGGCGATGCTAGTTTAGAAACAATCAACCGAACCAGTACGAAACAAAACCCCTATTTAAATAAACATATTAGGTTTAATGATGGTGCTACATGCTATGTTACATCACAAGGAGTTGCGCGTGTCTATACCAGTTGGGACCAATATATCAATACGGCTGGTCGCAATGGTTGCCCGGCGATTGATAACCCAATTAATATTAATATGCCCTTTTTGTCCACCTATGTAGAAGGCACTAAAATTCCGACGACGCCTTCATTAATTGTAGGTCCACCAATGGTCCAAGGTATAAGTTGCGGACAAGAGGGCAAGAATGTTTATGCGGCCAAATTGATTAATAATGTGAATGCGAGTTATGTCGGCTGTTATAATGACGTACCGGCTGCGACGCCGGTTAATTTGTTGCCACCCTTTCCGGCGGAGTGGTCGGGCGATTCTGCTTGGGCAAAGTCTGGAATAGGTGGTCCAAGCTGGTCAACAACGTATCAAGATAATTATCAGCTTTATGGCGGTGCAGAAGCGTTTAAACAAAATCCCGCTACATGGTGGCGTAGTGAAATTAGATACAATAGTGGAACGGGTATATATGAGGGTCAAGATCAAAAAAATGTAGTTACTGTAAATAGTGGAACACAACCAGTGCTAGGAGAATCCATCAGTATTTATTTTCCTAATGCTGCAACGGCGAATGCGCAAAAAGTAGTTGTAACAGAATATTCTTTAGCATCGGGAAATGATGACAATGCTTTGGCACGCTCTCCAAATAGTTGGTATTTATTGGGTTCAAACGATAACCAACTATTTTATGAAGTTGATCGACAAATTAATCAGAGTTTCAGTATTGGTACTTCAAAATCATTTACTGTAGCCAACCCCGGATCATATAGTATTTATACATTGATTTTTGATAAGGTGGGCAATGAGGGTACGAACGGCCGTGACTCAATTCAATTATCAAACATAAACTACTTTTCCAATACCAATTACACAGCGTCTAATGACCAAAGAGCTATGATTTGGAACCCAAATGCGATTGGATATACTACCTATGAACAATGTCAGCAATATGCCGGAGACAATGGCTACCAATATTTTGGCTTACAAGACCATAAGGCAGATGGTACAGCAGAGTGTTTAGTATCGAATGATTTGGCACATACGCAAATGTATGGCGACGGGTCTTTGCAAGTGACTGATACACCGATATGGTCATCTGGGACAGCGTTTACTGGTGTTTATGTACGAGTATCTACAGAAGGTTATTTAGGGATATATATTAGCGGGGGTCTTTATTACAAAACAAACGACGCTACAGAACAATGTTACGGCGGCGGAAAAATAAATGATGTACATGCGACATGGGGTGCGAACTGTAATGGACAAAACAATTGGGTAGTAAACAATGATAATGCTTTGGGTTCAGTTTGGGACGCAACAAATGTTCAATCTGGCCAAATAGTATCAGCGAATTATACAGTTGGAACGGGAATATCGGATCCGGCATTTGGTTGCCCCAAGGCGTTTGATACATCTTACAAATGCGGATCAACATATAAAAGTGGTCATATTGACGGAGAAGCTGGTGGGCAAAATTTTATTTATGATTGTACTTCGGAGGTTAATGTGTGTAAATTCAGATTGGTTTTACAAGTCGATGGTAATATGGTTATATATCAAGATAATAACAGTACTGCTATATGGTCTACCAATACGACTGGACAACAAAGAGATCCAAATCCGAATAGAGTCGCAAAAAAGGGAAAATATGGTACATCCTTTTTATTACAAGATCAAGTGTTATATCCGGGAGAATGGATAGGTTCAGATGATGGTTCGATATATTTGATATTACAAACTGATGGAAACCTAGTTCTGTATACATCGACTGTAAAAGAGGGTTGTAGTAAGGATGCGAATGGTAAGACAGTTGGAAACCAATGGGTAAACGCTGTATATAAAATGGATGAGGTAGGGGATAGTTCGGTTCTAGGCAAGCTGGGTTACGTCGATAGTAGTGATATGTTGCGAGAGTATCCTAGTTCTATGTTAGCCAATTCAAACAAGTATCAGATTTATCCCGGTTATGATTCACCGAATAATGATATATCCAATGCGCAAGTGAGCAGCCAAACGGATTGTGAAACCGCATGCAATGGAAATGATGAATGCGCTGGATATGTGTTTCAATCGACGACAAACACGTGTTGGTTAAAAAATAAGAATGTGTATCCAAAAAGTTCCAAAGTGCCAAATGCGAGTCTAGTTTTAGGCATTCGAGAGCCAACTATAGTGGGTACAACTGGTTGTAACAAGGACATAATCGATATTGACACGATAGCATACAGCCACTATCAAAAAGGTGAACCGATGGCCCCCGATACACAATGTAATTCATCATTAGTTTCTTCAGAAGACCGAATGAAACTTGACAATGTTCAAAACCAGCTACAACTAGTAGCACAAGACATTGCGTCAAAAATGGAGTCATTGTACAACCAAGATAATATGGTATATAATAAGTTAAATATGAATTCTGACCAATTTAAGAAAAACTTGGCAATGTATAAAAACGTCAATCAAAAAATACAAATGGAACGACAATTAGACTCTAAGGGTAATATAGAAGGAATGCGAAACTTGAAAGAGGGACTACTAACAATTAAAGATGTAAATGGAATGCTTACAGAAACCGATATTATTGTTTTACAAGAAAATTACAAGTATATCTTTTGGAGTATTTTAGCAGTAGGGGCATTGACGGTAACATTGAATATAATGAAAAAATAAGAGTATCTATAATAATTATCTATCTATATTCTATATAATGACAGATAATCAACAAAATTTTAATAGTTTACAAGAAAGAAATCAGCAAGTGCTTAGTGACATATCCCAATTACAAGACCAAGAAAAGCAGTTGTATGATAGTTTGGATGATGTATCTTTAAGCTCAGAACAAAAGCAGCAAATCATTAACAAAATAAATGAAATATCTCAAATACGATTAAACGTATATGCGGGTCTAAAGGATATGTATTCGTTTTATCAGAAGGATGTGTCTGCTTCTAGAGGTACATTAGGTCAAGAAATGTCAGCGCTCGAAATAATGGAGAACGAGTTAAACGAGGCCAAGCGTCGATTAAATAAAATTCAAGATGATAAACGTAATAAATTGCGTTTGGTAGAAATTAACACTTATTATGGTAAGCGTTATAACGCTCATTCTCAGATAATGAAAACGATTGTTTTAACATGTATCCCGCTTATTATTTTAGCAGTTTTAGCCAATTCTGGGCTATTACCACCCACAATATATATGCTTTTAGCGGGAATTGTCATGATTATAGGTATAATAATATTAGGTTATCAGTTGATCGATTTATCGAATCGCAGCAACATGAATTGGGATGAATACAATTGGTATTTCAATCCGGAGTCAGTGGAAACGTCGACTTCGGCGACACCCGCGACAAATCCATGGGCAACGCCCTCGCTAACATGCGTTGGTTCTCAATGCTGCTATGAGGGCAGTACATACGATGAAACCCAGAATATTTGTATACCGAATCCGTTGTATAAACAACAACAAGCAACTACAACAGATACAGCAACTACAACAGATACTACTACTACTACAGATACGACAGCAACTACTACAGACCCAGCAACTGTAGAAGGTTTTAAATCAATCAGTCGATATGGTTATCAACAAGTCAAACCAACATACATCAGTTCAAATGTCATGCCATCATATGCGTCCTTGTCGAAATTTTAATAAAAAATATACATTTATAAAAAATCTAACGATTATACAATATGAGTAATTGCGCAGATTTACAAAACCAATACAATACTTTAGTATCTCAGCAAGAATTGTTACAGAGGCAATTTAATGCGCAGAATCAAATTAGTTCTTTGTTAGAAAAATCCGCAGAGGCTTTAGTATGCGGACCCGCTTGTCAAAGAGCAAAGATGTCGGAAGCGTTGAAACAAAAGTGGTTGGATGCGCAAACCAATCTACAAACGGCTCCCATTAATTTAGAAACCAGTAGAAAAAACTTTTACGTATATACGGAAGGGCAGCCCTTCTATGATAATCTATTAGAACAAGAACTAAAACAAAAAGCAGAACATATTGCTGGGCTAATTGCCGAAAGTTTTAATGATGAACTATCAAGTGCTTTAACAATGAACCAGTATTATAAAACGGACATATTAAATTCACGAAATACAGAAGAACTATTAGACAAAATAATTGCGGAAAATGAAGCATTAGAAACAAAATTGAAGAATAGTCATACAGATATACTAACAAATGACCGAAAGACATTCTATGAACAGACCGCATACGAACAACTTCAATTGTGGTATCGTTTTTGGTGGTATATTTATTATATTGTGACATTCATGTTCGTAATTGCTGTTTTTGTGTCCCCTAGTCAATTATCCATCGCAGTAAAAATAGTGCTAATTGTGTTGCTCGTGTTTTATCCGTATTACATAAGTTATGTGGCGGGATGGGCACACGATTTTGGTATGGGCATTTACAATAGTTTTCCGAAAACTGTCTATAATAATTTGTAAGATTCGGGTTCAATAAATAATATATATATGAAAACAACTTAAAGAACGACCTCCCCCATCGGCTTTAAGTTGTTTTACAATAATATATTTCAAGTATTATAATTGCGATATTACACATTTAGACCGCTGGTTGTTTGTTAGTGTATAATAATTTTTCAATTCTATATATATTTCTTGTAATCTTTATTTTTTGGGGTTCTTCTGATTTATCTTCATTCAGAGATATCAATTCAAGATATTTTTTTGTAATGTTTATTACTTTAAATGGTCTATCTACAAAAATGGTATTATATGTTATTTTATCACTAAATGTAAAACTAACCTTTCTTTTATAGTTTGTTAATAGATATACGTCATTATAATTATATAATGTATAATCATAAGGACAGTATTGGCA